GATACAGCGCTTAACGTAGTCGTTGAATGGATTGTCTTCGCCCTGGTGCGTGCCACCGATGCTGACGCGGCCGCCCCAGATGCGATAGGCCAGCGCGCCCTCGATAACCGCTTCCAGCCGCGCGTGGTGTCCGGCCTCGTCGATGCGGGCGTGCCCCTGGCGACCGCGCCAGTTGTGCGGCATCGCGGAGAGCGCCTCGACCTTGTTGCCGTTGGCGAACGTGATCTTGTACGTGACGATGTCGTGCTTTTCATTGTCGATGACGACCGCTTCGTAGCCGACGTCGATCTCAGAGCAAATCTGGTTGTACCAGCGCGCGAACGTCGCGCAGTCGCCGATGAACTCGGCGGCCATGCTCTGGTTGTAACCCATGTAGAACTGGTCCATGCCGCCATTGGCGCGCGCCGCTTCCAGCGGCGCCTCCGCGGCCCAGGCACCCCAGGTGAAGCCTATACGTCTGCCCTTGTCGCAGATGCGGACGACGCTGTTGTCCAGATGCCAGCGCACCTGATACGGGAGCAGGATGTGGGGGATCTTCGACTGCGGCAGCTCATTTAGCTTCCGGCCGGCGCGCTTCTTCTGAATGTCCTCGACCAGATTGAGCGCTTCTTCGCGTTCCTCGGGCGTCACGGCGTCCCCGCTGCGTCGTCCTGCTGGATGCCGAGGAAGCGCGCACGGATCGCCTCCCACTGGTCATCGCTGAGACCCTTCTCGCGTGCGACCTGCTCGGCAGCCTTGGCCTGGCGGCGCAGCGCCAGCTGCTCGATCTTCTCGCGGCGCTCGATGTTGGCCTTGCTCGTCGCTTCGAGATCTCTAATAGCCTTGGCCAGCAGCATGATGTCCATCGGCTTTGGCGGCTTGGTTTTCTTGCCGTCCGCGGACTCCTCGTCGCCCATGCCTGCGAGCGTCGTGAACGCGATGGTCTTCAGCATCTCGGCGAGCAGCGAGCCGACGTCGCCGGTCGGGTTTTCGCCGATCTGCGTCACCCACTGGCCGGCGATGGCCTGTGCGCTCTGGTATCGCGCCATCTGCTCGCGCGCGCTCTTCACGTACCGCCCGACCGCCGACTGCGACACGTCCGCATCCAGCTCGTTGAGCTTGTCGGTGATCTGCGGAATGGTCTTGCCATCGCGAATCAGCCGATGACATAGATCGACCAGCTCATGCGGCAAGCGCGCAATCGACGACGGGCGGGCCACGGTCTCGCCTCAGCCGAGCTTTGCCCGGACGAAACAGTCTTTCGCCTCAAGCAGCTTGCGCAAACCGGCAGACTTCTCCGGACCATCCGGGATCTGCGCATCCAGCTGCGCAGCCAGTTCGCCGAGCGGCTTGCTCACCTCCTGAAGGTGGGCCGGCAGATGCGCGTACTCGAAATACTTCATGATGGGGTTCATTGATGAATCCGTCGTTCCATTTCGCGGCTTGGAGAGCAGCCGCAGCTCATCTCGAAAGCGGTCGATCCCGCCAACGCTCAATCCTCGATCAGTTGCACGCCCGGGAAATCGAGATCGCCCGTGATGACGTCGCGGCCGCGTGGCGTGATGTGCAGAAACGGAACGCCGCCGACGTCGCGCTGCGCGAGCAGGCCATGTCGCGATAGCCAGGCGATGTCGATCGCCACGGTGTCCTCGTCCGCCTTGTAGCCGAGATCCCGCAGAGCGGTGCGCAGCAGCGGCTGCGAGAGACCGGTGCTATTCGACGCACGCAACAGTGCGAGGATGCGGCCGCGTCGGTACGGCATCTGTTGTTCGATCATGTTCACGAGCGGGAATTCCGGCTGAATGAAAGGTTGTCCTGGACCAGTCGCTGCAGCAGCCGCAGCTGCTCGTTCAGCATCTTCGTCTGCGTATTCGATTGCGCGCGCGCCGCGGCCAGGTCTTCCGCGACACGATTGATCTTTTCGTGGATCGCGCCGAGATCCCTGGGCCGCAGGATGTGCTTCTCCTCCGTCTCCACGACCGTCTCGATGCGTTCGACGGCACTGCGCATCTCGGCGACCTGCTCGCTGATGTCTCGCGCACGGCGCCACGCCGCAACGCTGACGGCGGCCGCCGTGACGGCACACAGCGCGCAGAGCGCCGAAGCGCCGAGGAGCGCCGTTCCCCAATCCCATTCAGACACCGTATTTCTCCCATCGCCCCTGGCACTCGGTGCAGCGATCCGCGTCCGGCTGGACAGCGCGTCGCCGCGGATCGATTTCCTCTCCACATCCGACGCAATCGCGCACCGCCACGCGAGGTGCACCGTCGCGCTGTCGACGGCGCTCGTCGAGCGCCAGGCCGAGAAAGAATGCGTCGGCCGTCTGCGCTGCGTCGATGTCATCCATGCCGGATCTTCCTTGCCTCGATGCGCAGCTCATTTGCGTCGCCGCGCTTGACCCGCGCGTGCATGCGCAGGAGTTTCTTTTCCGCCGCGGTGTACTCGGCTCCGTTCTCCGCCATCTTCTCCAGCTCGGTGGCCTGGCGATCCCAGCGGTCGCACAGCTCCAGGAGCCACGTGCGGTCATGGTTGGCCATCGGTTGCTCCTGCAAGCGCGGACCGCGCGCGATCCGCATTGCACATCGCCAGCGCCGCCTGATAGGCGGGGATCGTCGCGAGTGCGTCCAGAACACAGAGACCGGCCCGGCCGGTCTCGTCGGGGCACGTGAACAGCGGCGCTGGCGGCTCCGGAATCGGGTCCGTCCAGGCGCGCGGCAACGGCTGATAGGCCGGCACGGGCACGTACACCAGTTCAGTGCGCGGGATGCCCGGCAGCTGCGGCGTCGACGGCAGCAGGCCACAACTGGCGAGCCACAGCGGAGCACACAGGCAGACGAGCCAGAGGCGCGCAGCTCGCGTCATCATGGGCAGCAGTCCGGATTGCGTTGATGGACGTCTGCGCGCCATCGCGCAGCGTGGTGTTCTCTTGACCGCGCGTGGCGCCCTTTGCTTCTGCCGCGGCCAGTGCTTTCTCATGTCGTTCACGTTGCGCGTTGACCTCACGGCGCAGGTCACCTACAGCGGTCGCCTTGCCGTCCAGTTCGGACTTGCAGGCGCGCTCGCGATCTCCGGCCGCAGAGACGATCGCGGCATCGCGTTCGGCACGCACGTTGTAGCCGACGAGCGCGCCGACCAGGAGCAAGGCCGCAGCGAGAACGATATTGCTCACGGGCACACCGACTGGCCTGGCCAGCCGGCCGCGATATAGGCAGGCTCCAGATCGCGCAGAATCTTTCGTACGTAATCGCGGTTCTCGGTACGCGCCCAGGTCGCACGGGCCGAGAACCGCTCGACAGAATCGAACCACTTGGCGGGATCGGCCCCGTTAGCCGACGCCAGGCGTTGATCGCGCTGCAGGTTGCCGAGTCCGCCGTTGTAGCTGCAGAGGACGAACCCCCATTGGTCGCACGGTGTCGCCGCGTCGGCGACGCGCGCATGGAGCCAGGCGTCGTAGCAGACGATGGCACGGACGCTCCAGTCCGGGCTCCAGGGATCATACGGACCGATGTCTGGGCAGACGTCGCGTGCGAGCCACTCGCCGGTAGCGGGAACGAACTGCGCCATGCCGACGGCATATCGGCTGCGCGCGTCTGCACGCCAGAGACTTTCCTTGTGCAGCTGGCCGGCGATGAGCGCGACGTTGTCGGTCGAGCCGAAACGGGCGAGCACCTCGCGACGGAGCTTGAAACGATAAAGGTAGGACGTCGCCGGGATTGCGACGCGTGCCTCTTGCGTTGTCGTCGCGGATGTTGCCGTAGCCGAGGTGGGCGTGGCACCGCTAGCGGCCGATAGCAACACCGTGACGAGTACGACGATGAGCAGCCAAGGCTTCACTGGAAAAACCCCGCTGCGAGAATCGCCGCACACACGATGAATGCGCGCCGCTTCTCCGCGGCCATGCGCTCGATGTCACGCAGCGATCCGGGCCGGGACTTCGGATGGAGGAACCGGTCGAACCAGTAGCCGAGGTACGCCGCGATGCTCAGCTTGCAGATCAGCCAGGCGATGAGCCCGTTTTTGACCGGCTGGGGATACTCGACGAGCGGATTCGGCTGCGCGATCAGCAGCAGTGCGAGCACCGCGATGATGAGCAGCGGCATGCCGCGCAGCAGATCGCGTGCGGCTCGGATGACGGGAAGCACGGACTGCGCTGCGAGCGCGAGGCGTGCACGGAGTGAGGCGCGGAGGGTCTGGATGTCCATGCCGCGAGAGTGCGGCATGGACTCACCGCCGTTCTTTTAGCGGACGCTAAAGAAGGCGCACAGCAATTGCTGTCAGGTTACAGAGCGGAGGATAGCAGACACGAGGCTAGCGCTTGGTCAGCCACACCCATGCGAGAAACCCGATCAGCAAAAGGGAGGTCGCGACACTTGCTGCCCAACCAAACTGGTTCGCCGAGGCGATTCCGATCCGCTGCCCAAGCTCAATGACCATGCCGAGCAGTACGATCCAGACGAGGAACGCCGCGCAGCATTTCGCTTTGAGGTCATCGATCTTGGCGCGCTGAGCGCATGGGGCACAAACTCGCTCATCCTCAATGAGCAAACGCTGGCGGCATGCCGGGCACGGAGACGGCGGACGATAGACGTGAACGTCGCCACCAACCGCTATGCCGCCATTGTCTGCATGTATGTACGGTGCTGGCCCCCTGTCGGCCATATGATCTCCTCGTTCCTAAGCTACTTTCCGCACGCAAGTTCCTCTTCGAGCTGCACTCGTTCCTGCGCTTCCTGAAGCCGAGATTTGAGCGAAGCCGTTCGAGCCTGGTAGACCAACGGTGATTCTCCCGCCTCTGATGAGATCCCCCGGAAAAAACCGCTGGCTGCCGCAACATAGTCTTTCATCGCGTTCTGATACGTCGACGTGCTCGCGACGGCCTTAACCGCAGAAGCCTTGGAGGCATCGAATTTTGCGAGTGCGGACTCCTGGTCCGCGCCTGAATAGACAGCCCCTTTCAGCCCCGCGAGCAGTAGATCCATGTTCGTTTCCGCAACGAACAACGCAGCCTGGGAGCACTGCTTTTTTGAAGGCCCACCAGCGGCGACCGCATGGCACGCGAAAATGAGCCATCCCGCCGCAAGAACGATTGCTCTCCCCATTTCCCCTCCTTTCCCCTAGCGTTTGCGAGGCTTGCCCTGTTCTCCGTGGTAGTGCACGCCTTTGCCAACGGCAACGGCACCTGGTCCGTTCGCGGTCACGTTTCGCGAGCCGGCGACAACAGGCCGATCCTCCGGCGAATCGCCGTGGCGGGTGCGCTCAGCCTGGTGCAGGAGAACGCGATCTAGTTGAGCCGGATCTGTCGGATCGCTGAACCATTCGATGAACCGCTCCACCTCAACATCGATCGTGGGATTGATCGGTGTATCCGGGCCTAGCTTGGCCGCAACGGCGTTGTAGAGCCGCACAAGCTGAGTGCTGCGAAATGCGAAAAGTTCTGGTGCGCCCGGCCGTAGCTTTCGGTACGCCTCGCGCAACGCCGATTCGCACATGCCGAACAGGGTCGCATCGATCTCCACAGTTCGCCGCCCCGTAACGATGTACAGGACATCAGCTCCAGCCTTCGCCCATCCGGCTAGAACGCCGGCATTGGGCTGAGATCGATCTTGCTCCCAGCCGATCTGCGACCGCTTCGCACTCTCACCGAGAGCAGCGAACGCCTCTTGCGTATAGCCGAGTCGCTCCCTTTCGGAACGTATCCGTTCCCCAATCGACATGGTGCAAATTCCCGTTGACAGGTGCAAAAAATGGCACTAAGGTGCATTAAGACGTTAGCCATCGTCGTAGCTAACAGGTACCCCGCGAACCGTTCGCGGCCGAGCACGGATGAATCAGCTCACACCATGCACCCCGCATTGATCCAGGCCGCATTGAAGATGCGCGGCGTCACCCAGGCGGACATCGCCCGAGCCTGCGAAGTCTCGGGGCCGATGGTCCATGACGTAATCCACGGCAATCGCCGTAGCCAGAAGGTGGAAAACCGGATTGCAGCGGCCAGCGGCTTTGCGCCGGCCGAGCTCTGGCCGACTTGGTACGACGCAAAAACCAACCAGCGTCGCCGTCGCGCCGTCTCGACAGCGCAGGTGAGCGCGCTTCTCCGCGCAGTGGGCTGAGGAGCAGGTCATGTCGGTTCCTCACCTCCGGGATGCGTTTGGTTTTCCTGCCACATCGTCTGTGTTCGGCGATTGGCCCGCGCGTCCGAAAGGTTCGCCATCAACTCCTGGATCAACTCACCGGCGCGATCCAGCAATGGCGTGCCATGCGGCAGAACTGCCAGCGCGCGCTCCTGAAAGCGTTGGCCATCAATCACGCCGCGGTCCTCAAGGTCCGCGAGGAGGTACAGCGTGATGCGCGCCAACGCTTCGCCGCGTGCAGATAGTTCCAGTGTCTGCGTGTCCATCGCGTCCGTACCCCTCGAAGATTTAGACGCCGCCGAAGCGGTCATTGCGGATCGTTCCCTCGACCTCAGCCGGTATGCGATCGAGCAACTCACGGCGCTCGCGCCACACCTCGGCATTACCGACTGGCTGCGCTTGCTGGCGATGGCGCGCTCGTCGGCTGTCATCGCGACGTCGTTGGCTCAGGTAGCCGAGCTGGGGGCGCCTCGATGAATTCGACCGCTTTCGCAGCAACGCTGCTGTGGCCGGTCCATTCGGGCACTCGCCCCTCGGCCATGTCGCGCAGCTGCAGCAGCAGTGCAGGCCGCGTCAGCTCCCGGTCACGCAGCAAGATCAGTACCGCGTCGCCGACGGCCTGCCGCGCCATCCATTCTGTGCCGGACTCGCGGAAGGCTTTGACCTGCTCGATCGCCTTCGCGAGCTTCTCATCCTGGGGCTTGGTTCGCTCCATTGATCTCTCCCTGGCTCCGTTCTCGGCATTTCACCCCGCGAAAGTCGTTTTCGCAATAGCAAACTCTGTCCGCGTTTGGAACAGGGGCGCAGCGTGCGGGGGTTCCAATGCGTAGGCGCGCTTGGAACACCTGGCAGCCGAGCTGCCTACAGGAAGCCGTGGAAGGCTGCCTCAGCTTCGCGCTGGACAAGCACCGCCGCACGGTCGACCACATCGCTGACCTGGTCGGCGAGAGCAAGTGGACCGTCTACAAATGGGTCCAGACCGGGGGCATTCCTGCACGCAAGATCGCGGGCTTCGAGCATGCCTGCGGCTGCTGCTACGTCACGCGCTATCTCGCCAGCAGCGCACGCAAGCTGCTCGTCGACATCCCTGTAGGCCGGCGCGCTGGCGTCGGTGACATCGCCGCCCTTCAGGCGGCCTGCAACGGCGCCATCACGGCGCTGATCGATTTCGCTGGCGGCAAGGCCAATGCGGCCGATACCAGCGCCTCCCTCACCGCTGCCATGACGGCGCTCGCGCAGGAGCGCGCGCAGGTCGAGCAGCACGATCAACCGGAGCTTTCTCTCACATGACTGATTTCCTCAGGGTCGAAATGTCGCGCGCGATGGGCATCGCGTCGCTGACGCTGACTGCAGAGCAGGGCAGCGTTGTCGCGCAGGTGCGCGCTATGGGGGTGTTGATCGCGCGCTCCTCGGCCGAGCCTCTGGACTGCAGCTTGCACAGTGATGGCAGCTGCCTCTGGCTGCGCAATACCTCGTTCGGCTTGGATGCCGGCGAGGCCGAGAAAGTGCGCGACGTGCTGAACCTTGCCCGCACGCAGGCCGGACTTCCGGCGGGGACGCCCCGCGCATGACGGACGCCCGCTACATCAACGCAGCGCAGCAGCGCGTGCTGAAGATGCTGCAACGTCTGGCCGGCCACGAGATCGAGGGCCTCGCCCCCAGCGAGCTGGCTGCGGCATTGCGCACGAGCGCCAGCAACGTAACGCGCGATCTCGCGAATCTCCGCGAAGCCGGTCTCGCTGAGCGCCTGCACAACGATCGATGGCGGCTGACGCCGCGGATCGTGCAGATCTCACTCGCTGCCGGCGACGCCTTCTCCCGCGCCCAGGACCGCCTCAACGAGGTCCGCCAGCGCTTCACCCGCGACCGATAACAGGAGTCTCCCGCATGGCTCGTCCACGCACGCAGCGTTCCCCGGATTCGACAGATGCCATCGGCGCCGCGCACATCGACAGCGCGGCGCTCGACCGCGCAGGTATCGATGCCGCCGAGCACGCGCAGCACATCGCAGTCATCGAGCAGACGTACGGGATGGATCTCCCGTACCAGCTCGACATCTATGTTGCTGCGATTCGACAGCGCGCAGCCGAAAGCGCGATGCGTCTCATCGAGATTGGGCGGCTGCTGATCCAGATCCGCGAGCGCGAGCCGACGCCAGTCTACCTGTCAGCGCTCGAACGCTGCGGCATCACTCCGAGGTTCGCGCAACGCGCGATACAAACTGCCGTCAAGCTAGCCGACCGCTCGGAGATCCAGGCGCTCGGCGTCTCCAAAGCGCTGGAGCTTCTCAGCGAGGATGACGAGGCGCTCGATGCGCTCGCGGACGGTGGCACCGTGGCCGGCCTCACGCTGGACGAAATCGACCGCATGTCTGTCCGCGAGCTGCGCGAGACGCTCCGCGGCGAGCGCGCCGAACGCGCCGAGGAGAAGGCCGCGGACGAGGACATCATTCGGCGCAAGGATGAGCGCATCAACAAGCTGACGCGCGATCAGCGCCGTGTCGCGCGTAGCAATGCGCGCGAGCAGGTCGCCGATCTGCTCACGAGCCTGGACGCGTGCGCCGTCGAAGTGTCCACGCAGATCAAGCTGCTGCGAGACACCGCGAGCGCGATCCGCGCCACCTACGCGGAAGCCGGCGAGACCCTCGACGAAGAGGTCGCGGGACGCATCGAGCAGAACGCGCAACTTGCGCAGCAGTGGGCCTTTGGCCTCGCCGAAGAGCTGGCGGAGTAGGCCCATGTCCGCGACTCAGAAACCGCCCGTGCAATCGCTCGCGCAGCGCTGGCTGGTGCTGGAGCCTCAGCTACCTCCGAACCTCCGCCCGCTCGTGCGCTCTGGGTTCTATGCCGGCGCGCGCACGGCGTTGGACGTCATCGCGCTGCCTACGGCGCCGCCCAAAGCTTTCGACATCGGCGAGGCGCTGCGGACGCTGCAGAACCTGGTCGACGGCATACACCGTATCGAAGCCGAGCTCGCCGTCTACCTCCAGTTGAGCAAAGCGAAGGGCTGACGACCATGCATGCGGGGGAGCTCGCCGAAATGCAGACGCTGCAGCGCATCGCCGAGCAGCTGCGTGCGGCGCCGCATCGCAGCCGCGGCGGCATCGCGGCCGAGGGCGCACAAAAGCTCGGCATCAGCGTGCAGACGCTGTATACCCGGCTGCGCAAAGTCGGCTGGACCAGCGGGCGCAAGCTGCGTTCTGACCGCGGCGACTCGCGCGTGCAGATCGAGGAAGTGAAGTCCGTCGCGGCGATCCTACAGGCGAGCCGCCGCACGACCGGCAAGGCGCTGCTGCCGGTCGCGGACGCGATCGACGTCGCCGAGGCCAACGGCCTCCTCACGACGCGCGTCAGCGCTGGCACGATGCAGCGGATCATGCGGCGGGAGGGATGCCACCCCGACCAGCTGGCACGCCCGACACCGCATGTCAGCATGCGCTCGCTGCACCCCAATCACGTCTGGCAGCTCGACGCATCGATCTGCATCTTGTATTACCTGCGCAATGGCCGCGCCGCCGTGCTGGACGAGCGCACGTTCAATGCGCGCAAGCCGCGTGACCTTGTGCGCATCGCGAAACAGCGCGTCATGCGCTATGCGCTTACGGACCATTGCTCGGCCGCTGTCATCGCTCGCTACTACGAAGCGGCCGGCGAAGACCAGGTCACGCTGTTCGACTTCCTCATGTGGGCGATGCGGCAGCAGCCCGGACGCGTCATGCACGGCGTGCCGTGGATGCTGGTCTGGGACGCGGGCGCCGCGAACCAGAGCCACGGCATCCGCAATCTGCTGACGGCGCTCGGCGTGCGCCATTGGGCGCACATTCCCGGCAATCCGCGCGCCAAGGGCCAGATCGAGTGCGTGCACAACGTCATCGAGCGCAAGTTCGAGGGCCGCCTCACGTTCACCAACGTGGATAGCATCGCGCAGCTGAATGCCCGCCTGGATACGTGGCTCAAGGCGTTCAACGGCGTGAGTACGCACTCGCGCCACGGTCATGCCCGCGATGCCGTGTGGCAGACGATCCGCGCTGACCAGCTCCGGCTCTGCCCGGACGTAGCGACCTGCGCCGTGCTGATGCACAGCAAGCCGGAGCCGCGCACCGTCGCCGGCAATCTGACCATCACGTTTCGGCCGCGCGGCGGCGAACGTGGCACGTACAGCGTCGCGCACGTCCCCGGCGCGCGCGTCGGTGATCGCGTCGACGTCATCGTCAATCCGTACCGGGCTCCGGCGATCTACGTCGTCGCCCAGGATGAAGACGGTGCCACGCGTTACATCGAGTGCACACCGATCGAGCGCGACGCGTACGGATTTGCCGTAGCGGCGCCGGTGTGGGGCGAGCGCTACGTCGCGGCTGCCGACACCGACATTGACACCGCGCGCAAGGATGCGAACGAACAGGCGTACGGCCAGCGCGACACGCTCGATGCGGTCGCAGCGAAGGCCAAGGGCGCCGTTGCTTTCGGCGGGCGCATCGATCCGTTCGCCGATCTGAACGCCAAGGCCGAGCAGGTGCCGACGTACCTGCAGCGCCGCGGCACCGAGTTGCATCTCCCGAATCCGATCCACGTCGAGATCAAGCCGCTCGACCTGGTCGAGGCCCTGCGTGAGCTGCGGGCGCGCCTCGGTCGCTCGCCGCTGCCCGCCGAACGCGAAGCCATCCAGACCTGGTACCCGGACGGCGTGCCGCTCGAAGCTTTCGACGGCCTCATCGCGCGGCTCGAACAACTCTCCGCTGCCGGCGCGCCGCCGGTGTTTCAAGAACTGCCGCGCCTGGTCGCGGTGAAGTGAGCATGCCTGTGCACACCACGCTTTTGATCTCGAAGCCGACGACGCTGCGTGATGTCGGCAGCGGCGATTTCTTCGTCGTGCAGTACCCCGGGTTGATGAAATCCGTCTGCGCGCTGGCGAGAGGGATTCAGGCGGACTCGGACTCGGTCCATGTCGTCGTCATTGCGAGCGCTGCGCAACGAGACGCCGCCGAGTTCCTGCCTGCTGGACAGTTGCTCACCGTGCCAGATCAGACCTCGGTCGTAGTCCTTGACCAGGTCGCGCCAGCGTCGTTCCACGAACGCGATCGCCCTTTGTCACCCGAGCTTCGGCGCGAGCTTGAAGAGCGTCAGCTCGTGCTTCGACAGCAGTACGAGCCGTTGTAGTTCCCGGCCACCGAGGCGCGGGCCGATCCAACACGCCTCAACCCAAGCCCCCAAGGAGATACCCATGTCGAACATGTCGAACGTCTCGAATGCCTCGAACGTCCATGTGCTCCACCAGACCCCGCCGCGGCCGCAGCTGCATAGCGTGCGGGCCGGCGAGCTGTTCGGCGTCGCGCCCCACGACGACCGCATCTTCGCCCGGCTCACCCATGCGCAGCTCGACGTCTCCGACGCGACCGACATCTGGTGCGTCGTGATCATTGCCAATCCGGGCTGCCCGATGCTCGCTGGCGCCATGTGCAAGTTCCCGCGCGACGTCACCGTCAAGCCTTACAAGCTGATGGAAACCATCTCGCTCTGGACGCCGTGACATGGCCGCCGACCTCAAAAGCGCCCTGGCTACACCGTATCGGCTGCGCTCGATTCTGCAGCGCTACGACATCGCGCATCGAGATCTGTACTCGCGTATCCGCTACGTGGAGGGATCGCGCAAGGGCGAGACGATCTCCCCAACGACGCTCTCGATGCTCATGAGCCAGCAACTATGGCCGAAGACGATCCCCGCGGAGTCGATCCGCGCAACCGTCGAAGCCGTGCTCCGCGATCACAACGTGCCAGAGGCCGAGATCGCGGAAGCCTGGAGCATCGACGGCAAGGCCGACGATGCCCAGGCGACCTCCCGCAAGCAAGCGCCCAGTCAGCCGAACGCCAATTCAGAACTGACCGGAGCGCACTTCCACCTACCGGAGAAGATCATGCTATCACCCGCCGCGCGGCAGCACTTCAACTTGCCGTGCCATCCGTTCATCGACGACGTGAAGGGCCCAGCCGACGTCTACGTCAGCAAGGAACAGCGGTACGTCCGCGAGAGCATGTACTACGCCGCGAAGCACAGCGGTTTGCTCGCGGTCGTCGGTGAGTCAGGCGCCGGCAAGTCCACGCTGCGCCGCGACCTGATCGAGCGCATCCGGCGCGACAACGAGCGGATCTCGCTGATCCAACCGAAGACCATCGACAAAGAGCTGCTGACCGCGACGCATATCTGCGACGCGATCATCCTCGATTTGTCGGGCGAACCGCCCGCCCAGTCGCTCGAAAAGAAAGGCCGGCAGGTGGAGCGCATCCTCACGGCGAGCGCCAAGGCGGGCAACCTGCACGTCATGGTGATCGAGGAGGCCCACGACCTCACGCATCCCACGTTGCGATACCTCAAGCGGTTTTGGGAGTTGGAAGACGGCTTCAAAAAATTGATCGGCATCGTGCTCGTCGCTCAGCCGGAACTGCTGCTCAAGCTCGACGAGAGCAAGAATCCCGGGCTGCGCGAATTCATCCGCCGCTGCGAAATCGCGACGCTGAAATCCCTCAATGGCAACTTGGAAGAGTACCTCGCGCACAAATTCAAGCGCATTGGTGTGGCGCTCTTCGATCTGTTCGAGGCCGACGCCTTCGACGCGATTCGTGCGCGGCTGACGCGGCGCCGCCTCAATGGCGAGGTGGAGTCGCACCTCTACCCGCAGGTGGTCCAAAACCTCGTCGCTAAGGCCATGAACGAGGCGGCGGATCTGGCGCTGCCGAAGATCAGCGCGCAGCTGATCGGGAGGTTGTGATGGCAACGACCCGCGATCACATCCTCGACCTGCTGAGCCAGGTCTCCCGCATCAACGCGGCGGCGATCGACGACATTCATCGCGCCGACCGCATCGACGCGCTCGATTCGATCGACATGGCGGCGGCGCGGCTCTCGCAAGCGCGGGCCGCGATCGTCGAGACGTTGCCGCCGGGGATGCGCGCATGAACGCGGCGCGCACATTCACTCCCTCGTCGTCGAGCGCACCTGCGCGCTCGGCACCCGCGCCGCTGGCGTGCCCGGCATGCGAAAGCGATTTGGCGGACGGCGAGGCATACCTCAACACCATCGTGCCGGCGGAGCGCGATCCCGAGGGCAAGGCGCGGGTCGATATCGTTCTCGAATGCCCCGAGTGCGGCGCCGGCTGGTATGCGTTCGTCGCTGTTGAGGACTTCCTGCGCAATCCGATTTCAGGAGAGCCCCATGCGTGACGCCCTGCTGGCATTCCTCAAGGGCTCGCCTCCGGTGACCTGGGTCGAGATCGTGAAGGCCATCGAGCCGGACGACGAAACAGCGCTACGTGATGCGCTCAGCCTGGCGCAGGCGGACGGTCGCGTGATCGTTTCGATTGATCCCGAGCGCAGGCGCGCGTCCCGCTACACGCTGGCGTCCACGACCACTGCCGAGATCGTCGGAGCAACACCTGGTCTCAAGTCTGCGGTGCAAGCGGTTGCGGAAGCAGCCAAGGCGAAGCCAGACGCGACGCCATCGGCAGCGATGGCGGCCGGGTCGGGGCCGGCGCAGATCTTCCACGTGCTCAGCGGCGCCACGCGACCGCTCACGCGATCGGAGCTGACGAGCCTCATACCGAACCTCTCGATATCGGCGGTGAAGAAGGCCCTGCAGCGCCTGAGCAAGGCCGGCAACATCGTCGCCGTCGGGAAGCGCGCGGGCACGCGCTGGGTAGTTCCGGGGGCGGCACTTGCATCGCCTGAACCGATTCGCTCGGCGGAGAACAAACCGGCCCGGATGCGCACCATCGAAGACGTGGCCAGCAAGCATGCTCGCAAGGAACGGTGCGACGTCGGTGCCGCTGCTGCGGGCGAGGCGAAGGTCCGGGCGGCCCTGGAGCTCAGCTACGCGACGTCCTGCGACGCGGTCGAGGTCTATCTCGCATCCATCGTCGATCCGGTCGTGTACGAACCTCTACGGCGATCCCGAGACGAGGCCAAAGCGGCGCTCGACGGCCTGATTTCCGGGGGTGCGTGATGGCGACGCAGAACGCAACTGCCCGCGCCGATGCGTCGCCGTCGACGTCCTACGATCGGCTGACGATTCGCACGCTGCTGGCTGATCTCGATCTCGATACGGTGCGTGCGACGCTCTACCACGAGCGCATCTGGAAGGCCGCCGAGATCCCGGCACCGCCTCTCGGCGTCGACCTGGACACGTTCCTGCGCTCGCTCACCCGTGCGCAGATCCGCCGTGTCGCCGCTGCGATGAAAGCGGAGGTGTCCCATGCGTAACCGTCGCTCAGACGATCGCCCGGATCGTGTCTGGATCATGGCAGTGCTCGTGCTGCTGCTGTTCGCGTTCCTGGTGGGTACGTGCAGCGGCCCGGTGCTGGTCGACGGCGCAACGAAGGAAGCCAACGCCGGGCCGGCTGCGCGGCCGCTGCCGGATGGCATCGAGACGTTTCACGACGCCTCGAACGAGGTGACCTGCTGGCGGCAGAAGGGAAATTACGGCGCCTGGATCAGCGTCTCGTGCTTACCCGACGCGTGGCTGGCCGGCGCGCGCAGCGCGGGAGGTGAATGATGCCCGGCATCTGGCGTCGAAGCCGCGACCTGCTCACCGAACGGGGGCCGATGTCCGTGCGCGAGCTCGCCGACGCGCTCGACGAGGACCGCGGCGACGTCAATACCGTCATGCAGCAGAACGCCCGCGCCGGTCGCGTCGTACGCGTGGTCAGCGCCGACCCCGGGCCGCTGCGCTTCCGACTGGCGAACAGCGAGGAGGCACGATGATGCCCGACGAGACCCTCAATCACTGGGCCGATCGGTTCGTCGACGCCGGAATGGCCGACGTCATGTCCTTCCTGCAGTTCATCGAGCTGCCGCCCGCCATGCGCGAGCGCCGTCTTGCGCAGGTGGGCCTGATCCGGATGGCGCAGCAGTGCGTCGGCCCTGAGCCGCCGGACGCAACGGTCCACGGCGACCGCCTGATCGACCCCATGCACCACGGCGCCCGCGCGTTCCGCCGGCCGTCCTGGTTCCGTCGTCCCCGACACGTCTAGGAGTGACCCATGCACATGCGTTATCCGCTGGACTCGACCGCACGATCCACGCTGAAGGAAGCCCGGACACGTGCCGTTGCTCCGGCCATCGTGCCACCGCTCACGATTCAGGTCGCCTGGATCGCTCTCCTGCTGGGGCTGGCCTGCTGCACGGGCCTGACGCTGGCGAATCAGCGTTACGCCGCCCGCGACGCCGATCTCGCTCAGCGGGCGAAGCGCCAGGCGCTGGCCGAGCTGGACGCCGCGCAGAAGAGCCGGGAGCGCGCCGACGCGCTGCTTGCACGTGCCTGGCAGCTGCTCGGCCAGGCCGAGGCGGAGCACCGCACCCATGATCGTTCGCGCCGCGGGCGCACCGAAGGTCTGCTCGATGTTGCTGAAATGCCCTTGCTGTAATGCGTCGTTTTCGTTGGAAGCGGCACTCGCCGTCGACGCCGGTCGCTCGGCGTTGGCGGCAGCGCTGCAGATGCCGGCCCTCGGCGGCTTGCTCGGGTTCTATCTCGGCATGTTCCGCGCTCGTGGTCGCGCACTCGCATTCACCCGCGCCGAGAGCCTGTTGTGCGAGCTCAAGCCGATGCTGGACCAGCAGATCGTTGTTCACGGCGGATTGACCAGGCGCTGCCCGCATTCGACCTGGCAGCAGGGCCTGGTGCGGATGATCGAGCTACGCGACAAAGGAACACTGGATCTGCCGCTGAAATCGCACGGCTATCTGCTGGACGTCGTGTTCAGGCTCGCCGAGAAGGCCGGCGCGAAGGAAGAACAGGCGGTCGAGACGGCACGCCGATCCGGCGCCGCCCGTGATCAGGGCGCCCAGCGCATGGAGCGGTTCACCGCGATCTCGCGCATCCGCGGCGACGTGCAGCTCGGGCTGATGACGCGCGATCAGGCGATTGATGCGCTACGCGAGCTGGGCCTCGGGCCGGAGGCACTTAATGGATGACCGCATCACGCAGCATGCGCTGCTCGCGGTTCTGTGTCGGCACATCGGCCGCGCGCGCGGCATCACGGTGACTGCGCTCGCTCGCGAGATCCTCGGCATCGAGCCCAGTCGCGGCGATGAGCGCCTGGTGCGCCGCCTGGTCGTCGAGCTGCGGCTCGAAGGGCACCACATCTGCGCCCACCCGACGAGCGGATATTTCCTCGCCGAGACGCCAGCCGAGCTCGACGAGTCGATCGCGTTCCTGCGCGAACGCGCCCTGAGTTCGCTCCAGCAAATCGCCGCGATGAGGCGCGTATCGCTCCCCGATCTATGGGGCCAGCTCCATCTCCCGACGTAACGGACTCGCTGCCCCCGCAGGCCCGCAACGTCACAGGAAAAAACTGCATGTCCACCATGACCGAAATCGAATCCCTCGCGAAAGCGTTCGCCGGTGCCAGCGACGAGCTGGCCGCGCGTCTCAACGAGCTGCGTGAGGTACAGGAAGCGGCGAAACGCCGCCGCCTGCAAGGCATCAAGAATGCGCTCGCCCGCGTCCAGGCGAACTACGACGAACTGAAAGCCGCCGTCGGCGATAGCCGCGAGCTGTTCGAGAAGCCCAAGACGCGCGTCCTGCACGGCATCCGCTGTGGTTGGATGAAACAGAAAGGCAAGCTCGACGTCGCCGACGACGATGCCTGCGTCGCAGCGCTGCGGAAGCTGCTCGGCAACGATGCTGAGGCCTACATCAAGGTGACCGAGGCGCCGATCCGCGCGGCGCTGGCGAACCTGCCGGCGAAGGATCTCAAGCGCATCGGCGCGACGATCACCGACGACGTCGACGCCGTGGTCGTCAAGCGTGCCGAGGGCGAGATCGACAAGCTGATCGATGCGCTGCTCAACGACGCGGATCTCGCGGAGGCGGCGAAGGCATGAACGCGCCCCAGATCATCTGGATCGTACTCGGCGCCGTCCATCTGACGGCCTCGATCATCAAGCACGGCCAGCCCAAGGATCAGCGGTGGAATGCCGGCCATTCTGCCGTTTCCATCGTGATCGAAGCCGGTCTCTTGTACTGGGGAGGGTTCTTCGCATGAAACGTCTCCTCCTGCAGATCAATACGAATCGATCCGGGCGCAGTGTCTGGCGCAACATCGGCGTGTTCGACGCCCAACGTGCGCCGGAGGTCGAGGACGCCGCTGCGATGCTGTCGCGGGCAGCTGGTGGCTTGAGCCTTGCCATCTTCGACGAGAGCAGCAATAGCCGGCGCGTCCTCAACGAGCGCGGGGTATTCGCGGCAGAGGTCGTGGAATGAATCGCGAAACCGCACTCCGTAAGGTGTTGCAGTGCCTGCGACTGGCCGGCAGCTCGAACCCACATGAGGCGGCCGCCGCGTTGCGCCAGGCGCGCGCTCTGATGGACAAGTTCGGGCTCACCGAGGACGACGCCTATGCGTCGGAAATTCATCATGCCGACGCGCCCACGCGCTGCCGCGGCACAAACCCGCCCGTATCGCTGACGATCCTGATCAACATCGTTGGTCGCGGTTTCCGATGCGACGTCGTCGTCATGCGATCGCCTGGCTGGACGACCGAGGTGCGATTTTTCGGTGCCGGCTCGGATGCGCAGGTCGCCGCCTACGCCTTCACCGTTCTGCGCCGGCAGATGGAAGCCGACAAGGCGAAGCACACAGCGCGTATCCGCAAGCGTGCGCACAAGGAAGCGCGTGGCGAGAGGTTCGCCCTCGGCTGGGTGAGTGCCGTTGCACGCCTATTTCCCGAGGCCGAGCTATCCGGCGAGCGCCGTGCTGCGATCGACGCTGCAGTGAATGCACTGGGTCAGCTGCAGAAAGTCGATGGCCGCGCAATTGGCAAGCAAAGTGCTGCGAGCAGCCGCGACAGCGATGCCGGCTATTACGCCGGCAGCCGCGCTCGTGTGAACCCCGGCATTGGTGAGAGCGGGCAGCGCAAGCTGGAGCATTCAACATGACGATCGACGAAATGCGTAAGGTCGTCGACCTATGCCGGTTCGAGACCTACACGTTCACGGTCCGAGACGGCCACGGCGGCATCTATCTGCAGGCCACCTACGTCGAGCCGGACATCGTGACCGGACGGCCCGAGGAGCAGCACACCCGGAAATGGTTGCTGTCGCCGTCGATGACCCGCAGCGAGATCGCGCAGACGGCGTTCAAGCTCGTGATGACGAGCATGGAGCATCGCGCCCGTGAAGGGTTCATGTACCGCGGCAAGCGGGTGTTCGGTCCACATTTCGACGTCGAGGCGCTCTGGCAGGTCTGCGCTGACCGCCGCTTCGATGTGCGGCCGGCGGAGCCCTCGCCATGACCCAGCGCACACCGGCTCAGCGTGCACGTGCGGTCGAGCTGGCCAAGATTCACATCGCCGCTCAGCAGCTCGGGCTGCGCACCGAAATGGACGATTCCGCGTACCGCGATGTGCTCTGGTGCGTCGCCCGCGTTCGGTCTGCCAAGGATCTCGACGCCGGCGGCCGCCAAGCGGTACTGCAGCACTTCAAGGCCAACGGCTGGAAGGATACGGTTGCGCCGGCCGGCCGGTCACGCTATCAACGCGGAACGCAGCCCGCCTTGATCCGCTGGCTATGGACGCAGCTCGCCGACGCCGGCCTGGTGCGGGATCGTTCGGATCGCGCGCTGCGCCGCTACATCGCGCAGCACGCCGCCGTCGCTGATCCGCGGCCCGACGAGCTGGCCCCGCAGCATCTGGACCGCCGCCAGGCGCACGACGTCATCGAGCAGCTCAAGCGCTGGCTCGCGCGGGGAGGCGTTCGCACATGAGCGCCAATCTGGATCGCTTCGCGACACTGACGCGCGAGCTGGCCGAGATCGCGACCCGCGTCATCCGGGAGCGCCTAGGCGTCCCGGCCGACCAGGCGGAGCGGATCGGCCTGCAGCTCGCCCAGGACGTCTGCGACGAGTTCCGTGGCCAGCTGATCTACATTCCCGCGAACGCCCTCGCAAAGGTCGACCAGCGCGACCGGGAAATGCTGGCCCTGTACGTGTCGCGCGGCCGAAACATCGAGGCCGTCATCGAACGGTTCGGCGTCTGCATGCAGACCGCCTACAAGCGGGTGCGCCTGGCTGAGGCGGCGGAGTACGCTCTCCGCCAGGACACCCTGTTTCCGGAGGAGTTGGGTAGATGA